TCTGGAAGGGATTTAAAAAGATCTATAAAGGCATTAGATAGAATAAATAGCCAAATTGAAAAAGATCCAGATTTTAACAAATATGGTGGTGGTGATTATTTAACAAGATGGTATGAATTAACTGAAAATCCATTTGAAGATGGTTTACCATTAGATGATACTATGAACACAGGAGATTTTAAATAATGGCTAATATGGATTTTTTAAAACAAGCACTAGGTGCTTTAAATACGGCTGGTAAAGATACAATAACTAGTGCAGGGGAGTATATTAATCCACGCTTAGATGCTGAGTATAATAGAATAAGCGATTCATTAGGTCGCTCTATGAATGAGATTGGTGGATATATTAGGGGATTTGGTAACTTTATGAATCGTGGGTTTGGTAATTCACCAAGGCAGAGTATGGTTACTCCACAGCCCAATGCTCCAATGTCTACTTTAGATCAAGCAATGCAAAGTGTAGGTCTTCCTTCACCATCAGCTCCTGTAGCTCCACAGGCTACAGTAAAAGCAATGCCTCCTGCAGCTCCACAAAATGTAGCACAAAACGTTATGGAAGGTAATACAGATAATGTAAATATGGGATTAA